CTATTCACGCTTGCCAGGTGACCCCGCATATACGCTCATACGAGCAGCAGCATTGCTCCGTGTCGGTTGGGCGGATGTTCAAGTGCGTGGTTACCTTCGTGAATTTATCTCATGGCTTGTATCTTCTTATGGAAATGTCTTGCGAGACTCTAAGGAGTGGAAGGATGCATTGTCCCAAGTACCATTGGAAGAAGATTTGCGTAAATTTTATCTCGGCCTGGAGGGTGTGCAGTACCCGTTGGAGGCTCAAGGTGCGCGTAATGCGCAGGCGGACAGGTATACCCCCGCTATAAAAATTGAGAACCCCGAAAAGAGCAAGATGAATCAAGTAGCCTTGCCCCAAAGATCGAGACAACAACGGCAGCCGAGGAACCGTAGGCAGCCGCGTAGACGACAACGGTTGGTTGGACCAAGGATGCCGAGAGGCAATTTCCTTTCTGGTCGTGGAGGCCAGCAATCATTTCAAGGCCCTCGCCGCCGGCGTGGACGTCGTGGAGGACGCCGCCGGGGTGCAGGGGGCCGTGGTCAGGGAGCAGTTAGAGGTGCTGGAAACCTTATGCTCACTGGAAAACCCTTTGGCATGGGAGCGCAAAATCGCTCTGTGGGTCAGAGGAGGATAAAACGTGTTCAGAATGACGAGTTTATAGCAACTGTCATTTCTGCTGCAACTGGGGCTAATTTTGGCAATCAAGCTTTTGCCATAAACCCTGGTCATGCAGCCACGTTTCCTTGGCTTTCAGGAGAAGCCACTCAATGGGAGAAATACCGCTTTGAGTACCTTGAGTTCTACTATGAGCATGACGTTTCGTCTTTTGCCACTGCAGGAACCACTGGGAAAGTTGTCATGAGTTTGGATTATGACGCAGCGGATGCCCCCCCCACAACCAAGCAGCAGATGTTGGATACTGAGCCACATGCTGATGGAATGCCAAATGAGGACTTTGGCCTAATCGCAAACCCAGCAGATTTATCAGGGAACACTGATTTGCACTATGTGCGTTTAGCGGGTTTGCCGGGCGGTGCGGACATACGTCTTTACGATGTCGCAAACTTCAATATTGCCACTCAAGGCATCGCTAGTAATGCTACAGAATTGGGAGAGCTGCATGTGCGCTACTCCTGTGTGTTTGAAGTACCCGTCCTTTCGTCGGACTTGAAGACAGCTCCGGCGAATAATTCTGTGTCATGGTTTGAAAGTGTAGCCACTGAAGCTTTCACCACTGCCACACCTGTTGCATATTTGTTGCAAACCATCAAGGCAGATGGTATTGGGTGTTCTCCGAACGCCTCAACTGGTGTGATGACCCCCCCAGCCGGAAATTATTTGATTGATTTCTGGTCGTCTTCAGATGATACTGCATCCGAAACTTTTAGAGTTTTGTTAGATGTTAATAAGAATGGTGTCTCTATTTTGAATAATGGAGGCACGTCTATCGTTCCTGGTGCTGTAGACCCTTCAATTGGGACCACCAGTAATCTTGGGGCTGCAGGTTCCGCCTTTGTTTCAGCGAATGGAACAGATCAATTTAAGCTGATCGGAGAGCTCGTTGGTGCTGCTGGCACTTTGACGAGTACTGGTTCAATACGTTGGACCGCAGCTTGAGGCGAAGAGGCAACTACTAGCCTTAATGGTAGTTTATGTCGTACTCACAGGCCCTGAATAAGCTTGAGAGCGTAGCTCCGTATGAGTACATTGTTAGAAATTTCTTGTGTAGAAACCGTCTTTCCAGGCTGACGTTAAAATGCCTGGACGATAGTCCATACGATCTGTATGAAACCCGTGGACGACGGGTGTCGTGATCAGTCCTATTGGATGTTGAGTACATCCCGTGTTTGGAGACATTTCTACGTTATGAAATGAAGAGTCAAACCTCAGG